TGATTAACACATCCCTTGTTAGAGGTGTCATATGTAAATACTTGTTGTCCAACAACAAACCCTTACATTATAAGACTTAGAAGGATTAATTCAAAGAGTTTGTCTTGGGTGGTTTTTCCGATTTCTGCATCGGATGTAATTTATTTAGGCAGATGACCATTTTCAACCAACCACTCACGGGTCATTGGGGTTGGTTCATAATCAGTCCACATAGTTCCCCGAGCACAAGACTCAAGTGCTGCCTGAGTCATACCCTCAGTGTGACCTGCCCAGTATGCTTCCTTTTCCCAGGGAATCGCTTGTGGTTGTGTCTTATAAGCACTCTTTGCGATTGCCTGATACATCTTAGGAACATCCTCTTGATTATGGATGATAGCAATAAAACTATTCTTGATGCTACCTGCCATACAGTCCTGAGCAGCGTGCCAACCTTCGTGACGCATCACTGACATCATAGTACCAGGACGATGCATATGAGCAACATTCAGGAAGAAGTTATTGCCCACAGTATGATAGACACCACGATGACCAACTGGGAAATATCGCATGTCTGCTAGAAAAACCTTAGCTCCGACCTTGTTAAGTGATCGGACGAGAGAGTTAAACTCATCAGCAACAATACTATAATCAATATCAGCCAGTTCCTCGTGTTTATTGAGGTCAGTAACTGTTTTAAGTTCTTGAACATGATCGGTGCATTCCCGAAGTAACATACACCCTTGAGCATGGGCAGTGAAGAAGTGATCTTCATTAATTGGATCATGATGTGCAAAAGCAGGAGTTCCCAATGAAACTGCTGCAAGCATAGTGAAGATGGTTTTGATCATACTTTGAAATACTTGTTGTAAAGGGCGGATGCTTCTAGATGCTTACCGTGATTAGTCAAATATTTGATTCTATCAAGAATCTTTCTTTTGAAAACTTTAGATGTCTCTTCCATTGTCATCTCCTATGTATTCTAACGATAGAATATCGTGATCTGAAATGTCAGGATTTAACCACTCAGCAAATTCTTGTTGGATGGAAAAAGCATCATCTAATAATTCTAATGACTTATCAACAAAATCTGATTTTTCAAGTCTTCCATTGTCATCAGATTCTAGACTAATGTAACATTCAGAGAGCGTGTGAATACGATCAACGGACCAATCATGAACCTGACGTAAAGTACTCTCCAAAGTCTCCATAGTCTTTTCGCATATAGCGTCCTAGAATGTTACTATTATAATACGCAGGACACCCATCGTCAAGTGCTTCAATCAATACGTTATTTAGAAACAGTTGTTTTGTTTCTTCATAATTACATTGACCTTTTGTAGTATGGAGAGAAAGTATCTCTCTCTTAAAAAATACTTTATTGTCAGTCTTTTTGATATCTTCTTTTAGTTCTGGACAAGATCCGTAATATCGCTTCCAATCACTCTCTTGTTTTTGTTTTCTTTTCTTTCCTGGTGGCGTTCTAAAAGACCAAAAATACTTTCTTCCAATGTATTGTCTACCGTTGAGGAGATTGGTAATTTTATAAACAAAACCAAAGTTGTCCCCAATAGAATCGCTATCAAAAGGTTGTTCCAAGTAAGTCCAAGGATTTTCATAACTCATATTATAGCTTTCAATGAGCTATTATTTATCTTTAACCGGGACAAACCTAGTCTATTTAATATTCCAGTTCTTGTCAAGCACTTGATAAATACTCAATAAAGCGTTATACTAGAAATGTCAGTATATGTAAGAAATCTATCATTTGATAATAATGATGATTTTACAGAAACTTTTGAATTAGAAAAAACTTCAGGTGTTACTGTTAACTTGACTGGATTTGCCTCAAGTTGTTTTATGAGAAAAAGTCCTGAAAGCACTACATATACTCCATTTGTATGTGGCATCACAAGTGCGCTTGAAGGAAAAATCACTATTTCTATGGGATCAACATTGACATCAACATTAAAACCTGGAAGATATGTTTATGATGTGCAACTTACCAGACCTAACGGAAGTAGATCAATTGCTGTTGAGGGAAATATCTTAGTGAGAGCGGGAATATCTAAAGGTTGTTTCTAAATAAAAATAAAATGGCATTTTATATAACTAAACCAAGTCTAATAAGTGATTCAATAATATTGTATTATAAGGGTGATAATAGATGGTCAGATTCACCAAATGATAAAGTTACATATGAAACGGAGTCTGAGGCAAGATCTGTTATAGAAAGTCCTGGTAGATACAATTTAGATAATGGTGGATTTACAAGAAGCACAATAGTCTCAGAATAAATAACTAAAAAATCAAAAATGGCAGCAGTATTCGTAACAAATACAGTAATATATACGCATACTGACTTTGCTCAGACATTTCTCCTTGAAGATGGAGTATCTAACTCCGCAATGGATTTAACTGGATACAGTGTTTGTGCTCAGTTAAAGAGATATGAATCTTCAGTAAAAACTGCTGACTTTGCTGCAAGCATTTCTAACATCCCAACAACTGGAAGACTTTCCATAGAAATGACATCTGCACTTACAGCAACTCTAAAACCAGGAAAATATTTTTATGATGTTCTTATAAAAGATGGCGCAGGAAAAATAACAAGAGTTGTAGAAGGAACTGTTCTAGTTAAGAAATCAATTACCAGATAATCTTTTAAATGCGTCTATCATAGCGCGAGAAGGTCTTTCAACTGCTTGACGGATAGCAGGTGTTGGACCTGTCCTTACCATATCAGGAGTAAATGCTTTTATAGGATTCCATCCTTTATATCCACTAGCACCAGATTTAAATGCTTTGTTACTTCTAGTAACTTGAGAAACATCATCACCAAATAAAGTTGATTTATCAACCTTGGCACCAGGCATATATTGTTTTACACTACCAAACCTAGCAGTGTTCTCATTAGGTACACGAACATTTCTACCTTTATTCCACCATTTAATACCTTTCTTTGCAAGTCTACCAAGAACTCCTTCAGTTAAAGTATCTTGCCGAAATTCCTTAAACGTTTTCATTGACAATCTCTTCAATGTAATCAAAGTCCATTTGATTCATAACATAGTTTGCTTCTTCAATAGTATCAGCGTGACCGTTTGAAATCAGATAATTTATAACAGTTTCGTGTGCTTCATTAATAAAGTTTCCTTCCAACTCATTATGAGCTCTAATATTTCTATATGAACTTACACTTGGATCTCTCTGATAACCAAGTGTGGTTGGCATCCTCTTGGACCACCAGAACTTTCCTTTTGGTTTAGGTGCTTCTGGTACTGGTGGTTTTTCGTCTTTTGTGGTATTGGTATTGGTATTAGTATTGGTATTATTGCTATCAGCATTAGGATCACCACCAGTTAATGCATTGTATGCTAATGCACCACCAGCGACGAGAGCACCAGTCTTAACCTTATTAGCCAAACCAGATGTTGGTTGTGGTTTAGTTGGTTTTGGTTTTACTTTATCCTTAGTTAATCTATCTTTAGCAATCTGTCTTCTTCTTGCAGTCTCAGTATTAGAACCAGGTTGATTGGTTGGTCTGTTTGCCTGTGGTTTGGTGGGTGGTTTTGTTGCATCCACTACATCATCACCAATCTTTCCACCCCTTTGTGCAACATCATCAAGTTTATCTGCCTGCACATTTCTACCAGCTTTTCTAAGTCTAGCAATCTGTTTAGACAACCATTTTTTAATTTCAACAATATATTCTTGCTCTTCCACCAAGACATTTCCATATCCAGACTTATCCAAGATATAGAGTGATTCTAAAATCTCACCAATATCCTCTTCACTATAACCCTCTTGGATGAGACGTGATACAAAATCCATCTTACTTCTTGTGCCCTATCTTATTATTTATTAGTTGCTGATGCCTTTACTGCAGCAACTTTTCTCTTACGAGCAGCCTCATCACCCTTAGCATAACGATTCTTCAAGAAGTCTGATACAAATGGTATTCCAGCATCTGCAGTAGATCTTCCCAGTCTCTCTAAGGGATTGCTGGAAGTATACTTAAGGGACTTAGGATCATTTGCTGTCTTATAGACAGTCTTTCCATCCTTGACTGCAGCATATCCTACGCGCTCCTTACCATCAGCATCTCTCACAATACCTTTATTTCCACTCTTAAAGGTAGTAGCAGTAGCAGAGGTGCCTGCTTGGTTCTTACGATTTGTCATACTCATCCATTCTTTATCCTTCTTACTTGCACCTAACAGTGCCTTACCAGCACCAGATCCTGCCATATAACCACCAATACCACCAACTAATCCACCAATACCAGCACCGATTGCAGTGCCTGCACCAGGAACAATACTACCAATAGTACCACCAATTGCAGCACCTGCCTTAGCACCACCCCAAGCACCTAACGCACCACCACCAGCAGTAGCGATAGCAGCCTTAGTTGCTCTCTCCTTAGTCTGACCTCTTTCTCTTTCAGCCTTATATGAGTCATAAGCATCCCAAGCAGTCATTGCAGGACCAAGTGCTCTGCCAAGTAATCTACCACCTCGCTTAAGTCCTACAAGTTTTCTGGCGGCGGTTGAGTCTTTAGGATATGCTTGCTTTGCACCAGACAAACTCGTCTCAACGTTCTTTACAACTTGAGATTTCTTTGGTGCAAGAGGTTTTGGTATCTTAACTTCTCTGCGCTTGGATGGTTTTCCTGTTTGTGTCTGACCAGGTGGTAACAGATTTGTTGTTGCACTGGATGGTTTTGAACCACCAGCAACTTCAACCTTCTTACCACCACCAATACCAGTGTAAGTAGATTTAGATGGCGCTACAAGTTGACCAGATTTAGTTCCAAGTGCAAGTTCTCCACCCTTAGTAGGAGCAGATGTTGTCTTAGGTGGAGTACCCAAGTTCAGTGTTGGTGTCTTGGTTCTAGTTGCAGTCTTAGTTGCAGTCTGAGGAGTAGGTCCTGAAGAAGATCCAGTACTAGGAGCACTAGGAATAGGCATCTTCTTAGGTGGTTCTAACTTAGGAACATTGGTATTAGATACCTGCTGCTGGAAAGTTCTAAATGATCTTCTGGTGGCAGGATTTGTTCTCGCACCAGTTTCTGGTGAGTAGTTTTTAGTAATAGATTTGTAAGATCTTCTGATTTCAGATCTTGCTGCCCTATCTCCACCCTGTGCTCTGGAAACAATATTACTAACCTTAGCAAGTTCTCCTCTTGGGTCTGCACCCTTCATCTTTCCAAAGTTCTCACCACCAACAGCACGCATACTAACGTGCTTCTGGAGACCCTTCTCACTTACTCTACCACTCTTAGGATCAAAATATCCTTTCTTTACGCCAGTCAGATATTTCTCTGTTTGTTTTGGTGTACGGAGTTTGGTAGAAGGACCTTGTGTTCCTCTACGAAATTTAGCTCTATAATCTTTTGCTTTGAGAGATACTTCAGATTGCTTTACTGCTGTACTAGATTCTGGGCGGTTAGTCAATTTATCTAAGATCTCACCACCACGACTTCTAGGGGATCCAGAAGGTGTATTTGCACCATCTTTTATAGCCTGATTTAGTGCTGCTGCTCTTTTCGTCTCACCTCGTCCAACTGAAGGTTCTGGAGATTTACTTCTAAACTTCTCTCTTTCTGCTGCCTTTTCTGGAGTTATTGGAGCAGTATCAGCTTTTGGTAGTTCTGATAATGGTGTATTTGTACCTGTTCTAACTCTACCAGATTGTCTTGCCGCTGCTGCAAACGACGCATCAACTTCACCACCACCAATTCTAGCACTAGGTCTTGTTCTTGTTGCTTGACCACTTCGTGATATTCTAGTTTTACCACTAGATATTACTTTATCTGCCTTTTGTCTTGATTTCAATCCAGACTGAAGACTCTTAGCCTGTTCAGGACTAGCGGTCTTCATTTGTTTGATTCTTTCAGCATCCTTTTTGGATATATTCTCAGTGACAAAGTTGTTAAACGACTTCATTATACTGACGCTCTTTATATACAATATTTATTATTTTTTCTGAGTATCATCATTTTCTTTTTCTTTACGCATATCATCTGCAACTTTCTTCAGAGAATTTCTATGATCTCCTCTGATACCGCGAAGAAGATTAGCACCAGTAGCAAGCAATCCAATGGGTCCAGGTGTCATTGAGGCAAGTCCTAGACCAGTTCCAATAGGATCATCCTTAGCAAGGGCATATCCTGCCATACCAGCACCAAGACCCTTTCTACCAGCATACTTAGCAAAGGTCTTGCTTGCTCTGAAACCTTTACCACCAAGTTTACCTAAAAGTTTTGCCGCAACACCAACAACCTCATTGAGATCTTCTCTCGCTGAGTATGCTTCAGTAACAAACTGATTATACGACTTCATCTTTAAACACTTTTTAGATATTTATAAAAAAAGAGAGGACTTTAGTCCTCTCCCTTAAATGCTTCGTATCCATTATATTCACCAAACATATAAGCATCAGATAGTGCTGCTTCTTTATATGCTTCAAGTGAAGCCTCTAACTCTTCTTTCTTTTTATCAGAGTTGGAATCCTGAGAATGTGTCTTTTTTGACATCTTGCTTAATACCTCCAACGATGTAAGACTCTACTTCGGTTTCCTGAGGTGCGACTTGGAGACCCTTAGAGGAGATCCAATGTTCAGTCCAGGGGAGGGGATTATTCTTAGCAGGAATGTCATAAATTGGTTTCAATCCGATTGCCTTCATTCTACGATTAGCAATCCATTCGACATACTGCTGCAACAATTTGTCATTGAGACCGATCATAGATCCATCCTTGAACAGATACTCTGCCCAAAGTTTTTCTTGATTTACACAGTTCTCAAAAGTTTTAATTAACCATGGTTCCTCTTCCTTGGCAATTGCTACCATCTCAGGATCATCACCCTGCTTCCACTTATTCAGAATATTCTGAGTAATAGCAAGATGCTGGTTCTCATCTCTTGCAATCAGGGAGATGATCTTTGCACTTCCTTCCATAAGTTTGAGTTCGCCAAAAGCAAAACTGCAAGCGAAACTGACATAAAAGCGAATACCTTCAAGAATATTAACGTTTGCAACTGCTCTGAAGAGTTTGCGCTTAAGTTCATACCTTCCTTCTAGTGCGGTGGGGACTTGCTCTAATGCGTGCTTCCAATCATTAGAGTTATCATACTGGTGTGCAGCATTGATAAAGTCATTATATGCCTGTGTGACACTCATAGCACGCTCAACAATGCGATCATCATTGAGAATGTGGTCGAACACGTCAGAAGGGTCTGAATAGACGTTCTTGATAATATGTGTGTAAGAACGACTGTGGATCATTTCCATGAATCCCCAGACTTCCATACACGCTTCTAATTCAGGTAGTGAGCAGTAAGGGATAAAAGCCATCCCAGGACCGCGCCCTTGTACAGAATCCAGCATGATCTGGTATTTAAGATTGCTGGTAAAAATGTGCTTTTGCTCTGGGCGTAATGTCTGATAGTCACTGCGATCCTTCTGTAAGGAGACCTCCTCAGGTCTCCAAAAATAACCTAGTTGTTGAGTTGTCAGTCTATCAAAGACTGGATACTTGTAAGAGTCGTATCTCTGGATACCAAGTGGTTTACCAAAAAACATTGGTTGCTTCTTGGTATCCACTTCCTCTGAATTGAACACTGTCATTGAGTCAACTTTAGGTGACTCACTCTTGTTAGTCTTAAATCTTACAAGACTCACACTCTTCCTCCTCTGCGTTTTCTAGTTGTGCAACTAAACTTTCAAGACTCTCCTTGGTATCTTCTACCTCATCAGTCTTGAAGTCATATGTGTTTTGATAGTAACTGGTTTTCCAACCGTACTTATATGTAGTTAAAAGATCCTGTGCCATAACTGAGACAGGGACTTCATTATCAGGGAACTGAGTTGGATTATAACTCCAGTTTCCCGAAATTGCCTGATCAAAGAACTTCTGCATTACTGCAACAATGTTGATGTAACCACGATTGGATTTCATATCCCAGAGAAGAGTATAGTTATTCTTTAGAGATTGATACTGCGGAACAATCTGCTTAAGAGGTCCTTTCTTTGATTTTTTAATGGACAAGTATCCTCTAGGTGGTTCGATTCCATTAGTGGCATTTGACACAACGGAACTGCTCTCCGAAGGCATCTGTGCGGACAATGTTGAGTTCCGTACACCATATTCGAGAACTTGAGCTCTAAGACCCTCCCAATCGTAGTGAAGCTCATTCTCTACAATTTCATCAACATCCTGCTTATATGTATCGATAGGAAGAATTCCATTTCCATACTTTGTTCGGCTGTTATACGCACAAGCACCTTTTTCTTTAGCAAGATCTGAAGTAGATTTAATCAGATAATACTGGAATGCTTCAGTCAATTCGTGAACCAACTTACAAGCGCCAGGATCATCATAATTCTCCCCATGCTTGGCAAGGTAGTGAGCAAGACCAATGTAACCAATTCCAAGGGAACGACGTGCCCTTGTAGCAATCTCTGCTGCTCTGACTGGATATCCTTGGAAATCAATCAGTTCATCCAGACTACGGACAGCGAGATCACATAGAACTTCAAGATCATCAAGATCCCTAAGTTTACCAACGTTGATAGCACTTAGAATACAGAGAGCAATCTCTCCATTTTCATCGTCAATATGTTGCAGTGGTTTAGTAGGGAGAGTAATCTCTTGGCACAGATTGCTCATCTCAACTTTATCCATAAAGGATGAGTGAGAGTTGCAATGGTCTATGTTCATGATATACAGTCTACCAGTTTCTGCTCTTTCTTTCAAGAGGTCCAGAAAGAGTTCCTGAGCTCCGATAGACTTGCGCGGAACTGACTCATCAGATTCATAACGTACATATAGTTCGTCAAAGTCATCAGTGCCAAAAGCATCATACAGACCTGGAACATCGTGAGGGCTGAAGAGGGAGATTTCTTCGTTCCGAATAAATCTTTCGTAGAATAATTTCGAGATTTGAATTGAATAGTCAAGTTTCCTTACGCGATTGTCTTCTGTGCCCTTATTATTTTTCAGGACGATGATGTCTTCGATCTCCTGATGCCAGATAGGAAAGTGGACTGTAGCTGAACCACCTCTGATGCCGTTTTGCGTGCAGCATCGGACAGTTGCTTCAAACTTTTTAAGGAAGGGGACCACGCCTGTGTG